AGTTTTATCAGGGTAAATATTTGTTTACTGTTGATTACACAGATAGTCACATTGCAGATGACCCTGCACAACACAAGCAAAGTCATGTGTTGCAGTTAATTGATGCAGGAGAATGGACAGGAAATATCGTAGCTTTACCTAACAATAGAGTTAGAGCCACAAGTCCTGCCTTATGGGAAACAGGAGAAGGACCACCTGACTTTAAGCCTAGTCAGCACCTTCATGCTGCAGAAATACACAATAGTTATCTTGACCCAAGAACAACTTTTGATAATTTATATGCAGACTATGAAAAGGATTAAAAATATGATAAGTTTTATTAGAAAAATATTATTGTCTATATCAGGTCTTTTTTTGGATATTGCTGCAGCTTTACCAGGAATAAAAAGAAAAGACAATGATGACCCTAAATATCTGGGTGGGGGTGCAAGCACGGAAGTGCCACAATCCTTTCACGTAGATAGGAACAAAGGAAAACGAGGAAGACCAAAAGGAGCTACAAATGAAAAAAAATCTAAAGCCAGTAAACGCAAGTAAAAATCCTGGGTTAGCTAAATTACCACCAGGTGTTCGTAACAAAATGGGTTATATGAAAAAAGGTGGTATGGTTAAAGGAATGAAAGAGGGAGGAGTTATACAAGGCACTCCTGAAATTCAAGTATCAGGAAAAATGTTTAAAGGAATATTCTAATGACTACTTCTGGTTCAAGAGATTTCAACCTCGATGTTGCTGAAGTTATTGAAGAGGCCTATGAAAGATGTGGCTTACAAGTAAGAACTGGTTACGATGCAAAAACAGCAAGACGTTCTTTAAATCTTATGTTTGCAGAGTGGGCCAACAGAGGATTAAATCTTTGGACAGTTAAACAAGCTACACAAGCTTTAACACAAGGAACTTCTTCTTATACTTTATCTGATACTGTAGTAGATTTACTAGAGGTAACTTTGCGAAGAGACTCTACTGATTTTGAAATAACTAGAATTAGTAGAGGAGAATATGCAACAATACCAAATAAAACAACGCAAGGTAGGCCAAGTCAATATTACTTTGATAGACAAATATCTCCTGTTATTAATTTGTGGAGTGTACCAGAAAATTCTACAGATCAAATAATTTACTATTATGTTCAAAGAATAGAAGATGCAGATACTTTAGTTAACACTACCGATATGCCTTTTCGTTTTTATCCTTGTATGGTTGCAGGATTAGCTTATTACATTGGTATGAAAAGAGCACCAGAAAGACTTCAGTTGTTAAAGTCTGTGTATGAAGAAGAGTTTCAAAGAGCAGCGGATGAAGATGAGGGTAGAACACCTTTAAAACTACAACCTAGTTTAGACTACTTGAGAGTATAATGGCGTATGCTACTGGAAAAAGAGCTTATGGTATATCCGATAGATCGGGAAGAAGATACCGATTAAGAGATATGAAAAAAGAATGGACGGGTTCCTTAGTTGGACCTGATGAGTTTGAGCCAAAACATCCTCAACTTTTTCCACCAAGAGCTTTTCCAGACCCACAAGCGTTAAGAAATCCTCGGCCAGAACCTAATCTTGAAGCCGAAAGAAATGTTACTTATGGATACAATCCTGTTGGCAGTCCAACGCAACCTTACTTTCCAAAAAGTAATACAGAAGCTTTAGGTCAAGTAGGCTCTGTAACAATTAATCCTTCTAGTAATCCAGATGCTATTAATATTTCTGGTGTAGGTGCAACTTCTGGTGTAGGTTCTATTTCTGTAAATGAAGATGATGTATCTTCTTCAGTTACAGGTGTTTCCTCAACTTCTGCGGTGGGTTCTGTAACAGTAAGTTCAAATGTTACTAGATATATTGTAACAGTAGCAAGTTACGGTGGAGGGAATCGTTATTATATAGATGGCGTAAGACAACCTACGTTAAGTTTATCTGAAGGCAGTATATATCTTTTTGATTGGTCGGCTGCTACGTCACATCCATTTAGATTTTCTACTACATCGGATGGAACACATAATAGTGGAAGCGAATATACAACAGGTGTTGTGAAAGATGATTCTGCTTACACTACACAAATAACAGTTGCAGGTGGAGCACCCACGTTGTATTATTATTGTTCAAATCATAGTGGCATGGGAGGTCAAGCAAACACACCATGAGCTTTACTTATTTACAACTAAAAACTGCTATACAAGACTATACAGAAAACAATGAAACTACCTTTGTAACGAATATTCCTTTATTTATTAGATTAGCAGAGGAACGTATTTTGAAGAACGTTCAACTTAATCTTTTTAGAAAAAATGCTACAGCAACCATTGTACAAGGAAGTCAATACTTTACTTGTCCTTCTGATTTTTTAGCACCTTTTTCTTTGAGCTTTAGATCAACAGATGAAAATAAAGTTTTTGTTGATTTTAAAGATCCTAGTTTTTTACAAACATATACACCTAATAGTTCTACACAAGGAACACCAAAATATTATAGTGTGTTTGATATTGAGAATTTTTTAATAGCTCCTACTCCAGATGCTTCTTACACAGGCGAGTTACATTATTTTTACAGACCACAAAGTTTAACAGCAGGGTCTGATTCTGGTACAACCTGGTTAAGTATTAATGCGGAGTTATCTTTATTATATGCATCTTTAATAGAGGCTTATACTTTTATGAAAGGTGAGCAAGATGTTATGGGTATGTATAATCAAAAACTTCAAGAATCATTAGTAGGACTTAAGATGTTGGGTGAGGCAAAAGAAACAACAGAAGAATATAGAGTTGGAAAGGTTATTAGAGGTAAGCAATAATGTTTAGTTTAAAGATGGATTTACCAAAAGACAGACCAATTGTTGGTGTTAAAACAACTAATAACAGAGGTTTTACTCCAGAGGAAGTAGCAGAGAATTGTGTTAGAAAAATAATATCTGTATCTGATAATGTAGATCCTGTCTTGAGAGATCAAGCAAGAGCCTATGCTAAAGATATTGAAAGAGTAGTTGCATATTACATGAAAGAAGCTATTAATAGTGATAGAACAACTGTGTACAATGCAATTATGGATGCAGGGCATCCAAAATTGGCCGAACTAATAAGGAGATTATAATATGGCTTTTAGTGGAAACTTTATGTGTACGTCCTTTAAGGTAGAACTCCTTCAGGGCAAACACGATTTTACAAATGGACAAGACACTTACAAACTTGCACTATTTACAAATAGTGCAGAACCAACGCAAGGAAGTTTTGGCGGTAGCGGTTCAACTATGAACGGTTCTGTTACGGATTACTCCAATAACAATGAAGCAGGAGCTTCTGGAGATTATACTACAGGAGGAGGAGCATTAACTAATGTGACTCCAACTTCATCTGGAACAACAGCTTTTACTGATTTTGCAGACAAAACCTATGGTTCTTCAACCATTACTGCAAGAGGTGCTATTATTTACAACACACAAACAGCGGGTGGTTCTGGAACAACGGATGCTGTTTTAGTTTTAGATTTTGGTAGTGATAAGTCATCAAGTTCTGGAGATTTTCAAATTGTGTTTCCAACAGCAGATTCAAGTAATGCAATCATAAGGATTGCATAGTGGCTCATGTTTTAAATGATAGAATTAAAGAAACTACGACCACTACAGGCACTGGAAATGTAAGTCTTGCGGGTGCAGAAACAGGATTTGAAACTTTTGTTAGTGGTATTGGAGATGGTAATACTACCTATTATGCAATAAGTCATCAAACCACTACTGAATTTGAAATTGGTTTAGGCACAGTTAATGACGCATCTCCTGATACTATATCGGGTAGAACAAATGCTAATGTTATATCTAGTTCTAATAGTGATAATGTAGTTGATTTTTCAGCAGGAACAAAAGATGTTTTTTGTACTTTACCTGCTTCAAGAGCAATTACTTTAGATCATCAAAGTGTTGTAAATGTTGTAGGCAGTATTTCAATTGGAGATGCAAGTAATAGAATCGTTTTGTCAAAAGGTTCAGATCATGGGATTAAATTTGAAACACAAGCGTCTGGACAATCTGCTGTAGCTAGTAATTCTGGAGCTACTAAAGTTTATGCAGATATAAGTGCAATGACAGCTACTTCCTCAGTTACGGGAGATCAAGCTTTTGTAACTGCAAATTCTGGTCTTTACATTTACAATGGTGGGGGATGGTACAAAGTAGCCACAGTAAATACAAGTCCTACTATTTCTAGTCCTTCAACTGGTGCTAATAACACATTAGCTACTAATGGTACTGCGACAAGCATAGAACTTGTTGGAGCTGATGTAGATGAAGGAACTACATTACAAAATTCTTATGCAGTAACAACTGGCTCATTAACCAATGGTGGTGGAGCAACAGCTGCAATAACAAGTTCAGCTACTTCTGATGGAACTTACTCTGCATTAGCAGCTAGTACAAACACAACTAATAGATTTTTTAAAATAACCCCTACTACAAATAGTTCTTATGCCGGCACATTTAGCCTTACATTTTCAATGTCAGATGGCATTTCTGCTGCAACAACTGTGCAAAATTTTACGTTAACCTTTTCTGTGGCAGGTGGTATAGATTTTGCGAATGCAGATACAACAACTTTAGCAAGTCATTCTGGTTTCGATTTTGGAACAAATGATTTTACAATAGAATTTTTTTATAAGTGGAGTACCAATAGTAGTTATCAAACACTTTTAAATCATCAATATAACCTTGCTGACGGTGTTACAATTCAATCTAATACTAGTACTTATAGATGGGGATTGTTTGGATCTAATATAGGTCTTCAATATGAAACGTCTGATGCTAATGTAAATACTTGGTATCACTATGCGTTTGTTAGAAATGGGAACACTATCAAAATATATAGAGATGGTACAGAAACGTATACTAAAAGTCATTCTGTTTCTGTAGGTGGAACAGATACTACAATATTTGGTGATGCTACAGGTGGTTCATATCCAGACAAAGGTAAATTAAGTAATTTTCGTGTGATAAAAGGTACAGCTTTATATACAAGTGCCGGATTTACAATACCTTCTTCTAACCTGACAGCCGTAAGTGGAACATCCTTATTATTGTTTCAAGAAAATAGTGGATCAACATTAAGTGATGGTAGCTCAAACAATGTTACAGTAACAAAAGGCAGTAATCATACTATTTTAACAAGTGATGGCCCCTTTGTATAAGGTAAAGGATTAATCAATGTTTGGTACTTCTCCCTTTGCAGCAGGAGCATTTGGTTCACCCGGAACACCAGAGGGAGATGATGTAAATATAACTGTACCCATAGCAGGTTGGGGTTCAAGCACTTGGAATACAGGTGCTTGGGGAACTAATGTTACGTTACCACAAGCGAGTGGTGCTGTAGGTTCTATTTCAGTAGCAATTAACACTTCTACTACATTAACAGGCGTTTCAAGTACTTCAGCCGTAGGTACAGTTACAATTCCCAATGATTCTGTAACTTTAACAGGAGTAGCAGGAACTTCAACAGTTGGCACAGTAACTATAGAAACAGATTCAACAGCAAATGCTGTTGGTGTAGCCGCCACAGGTTCTGTTGGTAATACATTTGAAACTCAAAATGGTGCTGTTGGTACAAGTGCAGTAGGTACAGTTTTTGTTCCTCAACACGTTTCAATAACTTTAACAGGAGTAGCAGGTACTTCAGCAGTTGGTTCAGTAACTATTGTTGAAGGGCAAGGTGTTGATGTAAGTCTAACAGGAGTGGCAGGAACAAGCCAAGTTGGTAATACATTTGAAACGCAGAATGGAGCTTTAGGTACAAGTGCAGTAGGCACAGTAAGTGTTGCTATTAATACGACTGCTAACTTAACAGGAATTTCTATTACACCTTCAGTAGGAACCTCTACAGCAAATGGAAGTGCCATCATTACTTTAACTGGAGTTTCTACTAGCACTTTTATTGGAAGTGTGTTAATTTGGGATAACATTATACCCAATGCAGGAAATACTTGGTCAGATATAACACCGTCAACAAGCACATCTTGGACAGACATAGCAGCATAGGATAATAAAATGAGTACATATGTTAACAATTTAAGATTAGAAGAAATAGGAACGGGTGAAGCTTCTGGAACTTGGGGTACAAAAACTAATACAAATCTTGAGTTAATAGGTGAAGCTTTAGGATATGGCACAGAAGCCATAACTACTAATGCAGATACTCATGCGAGTACTGTTGCAGATGCATCTACAGATCAGGCTAGGGCTATTTATATTAAATATACAGGAACGCTTGATTCTGCCTGTACGATTACCATTGGCCCAAACACCATGAAGAGAGTGCATATTATTGAAAATGCAACAAGTGGAAGTCAAAACATTATTATTAGTCAAGGTTCTGGTGGCAATGTAACGATAGC